TTTGAATAGTGAAAACTTCCGCAACCTTAAAACTCAATGCTATTATAAGTTAGCAGAAAAGATAAATAAAAACGAAATAGGAATAACTACTAACGACATAATGATTAAACAATACATAATAGAAGAACTAGAGCAGGTCAGAAGTAAAGACCACGACAAAGATACGAAGCTTTCAATAATAAGTAAAGATGTAATAAAGTCTTTAATTGGTAGGTCGCCTGATTTTGCAGACAGTCTAGCTATGCGTATGTATCACGAAGTACAAAAGAACTACGGTAGATACTTTGTGCAATAAAAGAAAAAGCCGTGCCAAGCGACACGACTAATCCTCAAAACAAGTATTACGACTGAGCAAATATAAACAAAATATTCTATTTTAAACTAAATTCTAAGTATTTCTATTATATAGTACATTATGAAAGTAAAGATTAAGAAGGGCAAAGAAACAAAGTCTTATAACATTGTAGATAGTTGGGCTGATGTTACTTTAGAGAAGTGGCAAAGACTTGTAATAGGGAAGAAGTCCAAGTCAGAAGAAGCAGTAGAAACTATCAATGCTTTATCGGACATACCTAAGAAGTTGATTAAGGAAATGGCTTTGTCAGATGTGGCTACGATTTTTGAAAGACTATCAAGACTTCAGGTCTTGGGTAAACATAAAAAGGTCTTTGAAATAGACGAAGTAGAATACGGATTTATGCCTGACTTAGACGAAATAACATTAGGAGAATATGCAGACATAGAACACCACATAAAAGACGGACTTGAAAAGAATATGCACAAAATAATGGCGGTATTATTTAGACCAGTTACAAGTCGTGAAGGTAAGCTATATTCTATTGAAGCGTACAAAGACGGACGACAAAGGGCAGAGAAGTTTAAAAAGAAAATGAATGCAAGTCAAGTACAAGAAGCGTTAGTTTTTTTTTGGAATTTAGGAAAAGAACTATTAATGATTTTGCCGTCCTGTTTGATGGAGGTGATGAAGAAGATACAAGCGGAAACGAATTTACAAAAAAGTGGGGCTGGTTCGGAATACTCTATCGATTGACAGGTGGCGACTTTTCTAAATTAGACTTCATTACTAAACGACCTTTGTTAGAAGCTTTAACTTGGTTATGTTATGAACTTGACTTAAACGAAACACAAAAAGTAAAAATAAATGAGCATAGATAGCATACGGTACAAAACCTACAACAATGTAATAGATACTATAAAATGTGTAGGTGAAGGACACTTACAAATAAAGGCAGTAACGACAGGCGACATTTGGGAAATAGACTTAAATAAGAATACTTTATTTCCATTATTGCATATTAACATAGTAAATGTAAATGCAAGTAAAGGACAATTACAGCATAACTTTCAATTAGTCGTAGCTGACATAGTAGAACCTGACGAAGAAAACGAACAAGAAGTATTAAGCGACACCCTATCTATTATGTTAGATATAGTATCAATATTCAAAAGCGGTGAAACTCTTTACCACTACAACCAAACGCACGGAGAAGAAACTAGATATTGGACTTCAGACGACTTTACAATAGAACCGTTTACAGAAAGATTTGACAATGCTTTATCAGGGTGGGTAATGAACCTACCTATCGTTATTGAGTTTCCTTATGACACTTGCAACATTCCAACATCAACAGATATATGTGTAAAATAAAAATAGGCAAATGGACAATAACATTAATACCACCAAAAATAACATATAATATAAAATAAAAACTATGGCAGATTTATCAGTAACAATTTCAGAAGCAGTAACTCTAAACGGAAGCGTCAGAGGAACGACAAACACACTAACAGTATCAGACATTATAGATACTTTTGAAAGGGTAGTAACTTGCCCTGCTTTACAAACAACTACTATAGCAACCTTCGCAACGAATGTTTACGATAGTGTAGGAGCAATTGACACACAAAACGCAAAGTATGTAAGGATAACTAATTTATCAAGCGAGTACGATATGGAGTTAGCAGTAGTAGGTGCAGCAACTTTATATCAAGTGCATATAGTAGCAGGACATTCTCATATTATTTGCAGAACAGATGACGGTATGTTAGCAGAAGCAGATACTTCACCTTCATTCGGAACTATGGCAGATATAGCAAATATACAAGCAAGACCAACGGCAGGTTCAGATGTTAGTGTAGAAGTATTTGTAGCGAGTGCATAGTGGCTAAGTTACAAAAGAATAATGTAGAAAAGTATTTAAGACACTTTGCTAAGTCAGTAATAAAAAGAGGTAAGCAAATCTTAAAGGCAAAGAAGAAGAATGTATCAGGCAAATTACTTAACAGTTTAAACTACCGACTTGAAGCAACTTCAAAAGGATATAACCTAGTCTTTAAAGGTACTGACTATGCTACCTTTGTAGATAAGGGAGTTTCAGGAACTAAAGTAACTAGGACTTTTCAAAACATATTCGGTAAAAGACAAAGAAGCCCTTTTAAATACACTAATAAACAGCCACCTGCAAGTGTATTAGATAAATGGATAGTAAGAAAAGGAATAGCACCAAGAACTGAAACAGGGCAATTTATGAGTAGGAAGTCTTTACAATTTTTAATAGCAAGAAGTATAAAATCAAAAGGTCTTGCTTCTACTTCTTTCTTTAGTAAACCTATGAGTATAGAACTTGCGAAATTTGATACCGACCTATTAAAAGCTTTTAAAACAGATGTAATAACACATTTTGAAACACTAGAACTAAAATGACAATACAACAAATACCACTTTATAGAATGTTAGCTACTGACGAAGAAATAATCTTTGTAGTAGAAGACGCAGCAATAGTATCAACTAAGGTCAAAGTCAAGTTTATAGCAGAAGTATGGTTAAGCAATACAAGTTCAAGCCCTTTTACACAAACTAAAATAGCAACTTTAAAAGTAACACCTAACAACGCAGGTTCAGGCATCTTTGACTTCTCAAGGATATTAGAAGCGTATGTAAGCCCTGACTACTTGGGTGGCAAAACAATAGTGGGTGGTGGGGTGCAATATTATTCACAATACAATCAAGTGAACTATTCTGACACACAGCCTCATTCAATACATCAAATAGACAAACACTCTATGAATAGAAAAGTTTGTAAGTCGTTTGCAATTAAATTCAAAGTAGAATATGCCGACAGTATAACAGAACCTTTAACAACTTCTTCAGAAACTCCTTCAGATACTTACTACATTCACAACGCTGTTAGACAGGAAGACGATATACTTACTATTGACAGTTCAACAGGAAACTTTGGCTATAACTATCACTTTAATAATTATGTCCTTAACGCTACTGACGGCAAGTTTTTAACTAACGCACCCACTACTCAATATATAGGACTTTCAGACTTTCAGACTATTGCTTACTTTAGTCAAAGTGATGGTGTTACAGGCGGTGGTATAGGTAGTTTATACGGAAATGTAGTCGGTACTCCATTTGCAGCAAGACATCTACTAAGATATATAGATATTAAATTTTACTATAATGGAGTTCAAACAGGTTCTACAATAACATACTCCAACAATGCTAATAATGGAAGTATGAGTTGGCATTCAGCTACACCAAAAGCACAAATACAATACACAGGAGTAGGTACGGCTAACATTGTCGGTGCAGGTGGTAGTCTTCCTTCAAGTTGGGACTACTACACAGTAACAGCGAGAGATTGGGATGGTGTTGGAGTTTCAGATACTTACAAGCTCTACAATCAAGAGGTCTGTAAGGGCTTTGAGAAGTTCCGTCTGACTTGGCTCAATCGTTTAGGTGTTTGGGACTATTTTAACTTCACGAAAAAGAATGTACGCAAAGTCAATTCAAAAAGAGAAACCTACCAACAAATAAAAGGAAGTTGGAACGATAGCAAATACATTAAGCACGGATATAAAGGTGGCACTAAGACTTTTTCTACTAACTCAAAAGAAGTAGTTACTTTACAAACAGACTATATAACAGAAGAAGCAGCAGCTTGGTTAGAAGAACTATTTACAAGTCCTGATGTCTTTGTATTGCAAGAACGAAGTACAGACCAATCTATAAATACAAGATTTAACATACTTAATAAATACGTTCAACCTTGTGTAGTTACGACTTCAAGTTATACAAAAAAGACTACTGCTAACGACAAACTAAAACAATACACAATAGATATAGAAATGTCGCACAATAAACGAATACAAAAAGCGTAAAGATTAAATAAAATGTCAGTACAACTTATTCTATACCCACAAAACTATAACGGAACTTATAGCTTCACTTCTACACCTATCCTTAATCAGTATGTAGCAGACGGAAATTTTAATACAGGAATAAATAATGCAACTTCTACAAGCAATGCCTTCCCATCAAATTATGCACTTTTAAATAGTGTAGCTATTTCTGCTTGGCGTTCTTTTAGGTCAACAGGTGGAACTTATTCAAGTGTTACTCCACCATCTATAACGACAGCAGGATTAAATTTGTATTCAAATTCTAGTACCTTTTCTTCGTCAGGGGTTTATCAACTAATTTCTAATCTTACAATAGGCGTCTGTTATGAATTAAAGATAACAGTAACAGGTACAACAGGCAATTTAACACTTGGCAACACTAAGCAAAATACTTGGATAGTTAATTCAACTTTATATAAAAATTTAGGTGGTAGTGCGGTTTATCTTGGTACGCCAACAGGCACTTTAACACATCAATTTACAGCAGGTGCTTCTCAAGAAGTTTTAGTTTTAGATTATAAAAACTTAGACGGTTCTACTATTATTATTTCTAACGTATCAATAACTGAATGTCCTGCTTCAGCAACACAAGTTTACACAGACCTTGCAGATGGTCAAGTTATCTGTGACCTTTACGAAGAAGAAGCAATACCTTTAAGTTTAAGTATAGACGACTTTAAAAATGTAGCAGAAAAAACTCAAAGTTACTCAAAGGACTTTCACTTACCAAACACAAAACGAAACAATAAAATATTTAGTCATATTTTTGAAGTAACAAGAACAACAGACGCTGTTAGTTTTAATCCTTATGTAAAGACAAGAGCAATTTTAAAAGAAGACAGCTATACACTCTTTGAGGGGTTCTTACAGTTAATAGACATAAACGACAAAGAAAGCGAAATAAGTTACAATGTCAATTTGTATTCGGAAGTAATAACTTTAGCAGATACACTTAAAGAAAGCAAGTTTTATGATTTAGATTTTACCGAATTAGAACACGATTACGATATAACACAAATTCAGAATAGTTGGAATGATAGCGGCACAGGTATAACTTATAATAATGCAGGAACTTCAGGGTTTAGAGATGCTAACGACACAGTAAAATATCCTTTTATTGATTGGGCGCATACTTTTCTTTTGACTAGTAGTAACCTTCCTGAATTAAACTCTTTAGAAGAAGCATTTAGACCTTGTATTCAGATAAAATATTTGATAGACAGAATTTTTCAAGCGACACCCTTTACTTTTCAAAGTAACATTTTTGACAGTACAGATTTTAGTAAATTGTATATGGACTTTAATTGGGGTGCTGATAATGCACCTTCAACTTCAAGCCAAACTGTTACCGCAGGTTATTATATAGACTACGCTGCTAATTATGCCCCTAATGGAAGTTACGGGAATTTAAAATTAACATTCCCCTCTGGAAATTTAGCCCAAGTAAATTACAGTACTACTACTAATAAAATAACTGCAACAACTAATAATACACAATTTAATATAAGTTATTCTTATGAAATTAATATCTTAAATGTAGCACCGAATCCGCAATATAGTGCTAGGTGGTTAATTACTAAAGTGTCAGGTGCAACAATAGAGGTGAATCTAGTACCGATTCAAGTTATTGCAGCGAATCAGATAATAACATATTTTGGTTCATTATCAGAAATATTAGACAATGGCGATACTTTAGAACCGCAATTTTATAGTAATGGCATAAATGTTATAGTACAAAATTATGATAGCATTTCACCACAACCTTTATCTACTGCAAATGTTACTATACAAAAATCTATATTAAATGTCACATCTAACACTCTGTTGCAAACATCAAGAGGAGAATTAAGCCAATGGGAATTTCTTAAAGGTATTATGACTATGTTTAATCTAATTAGTATATCAGACAGAGATAATCCTAATAATATTATTTTAGAACCTTATGCTGATGTATTTATAACTAACTCAAATAGCACCCAACGAAATTGGACGGACAAAGTAGATATTTCAGAAATAAACTTAAAACCTTTATCTGAACTAACCAAAAAAACAATATTCAAATTTGTGGAAGAAGACAGCGACTATGCTTTTAATAATTATAAAAATTCGGTAGGTGGTCATTTGTACGGAAGTAAAATATATGACGCTTCAGGATTAACTTTATTAACAGGGGAAGAAGAAATAATAGCTGAACCTTTTGCAGCAACCGTAAGCAAACCTTTAATGACGAATTTAACGAATTTTATAGTCCCTACAATTTATTCTTTAAATGATGACGGAACTTCAGAAGGTTTTGAAAATGCACCAAGAATACTTTATAATAATGGTGTAAAAACATTACAAGCTTCAAATACATATAAAATACCTGCTCAAAATGGTGTAGCGGCTATTTCTTCAGAAACCGAATTTTTACAATTTAGTCACTTAACGGATATACCTACTATTGTAAGTTCACCACCTGTTGCAACCGACACAAGAGATTTTCATTTTGGCGAATGTCAATTAATAAACCCTATTGGAAACGCAACTATTAATAATTTATACAATATATATTATTCACCTTATTATGACGAACTGTACCACCCTGACACTAGAATAATGACTATGAAAGTTAATCTAACACCTGCTGATATTCAAAACTTTAAATTTTACGATACAGTAGTTGTTAAAAATAGAGAATACAGAGTAAACAAAATAGAATATAAACCAAACACTTTAGCAAAAGTTGAATTTATACTTATACCTTAAAACGGAGTTTAAACAATGGAATATAAAAAAGGACATACAATAAAACCTAAAGTCGTATTATCAAACGGTGAAGTCATTTTTACTGACGGGACAAATGATGTATCACCTAATCAAGTAAGTTGTGAAGCGTATGGTTATACTTTTGACAAAACAACAGGCACTTGTATTGCTTTTAGATATAGTCCACAGTTAAATAAAAGATTTGCAAATATAGAAAATACAAAACAGGGAAAAAATAATATAACCGAAATTAATACAACTAACGCTTTTATTAATGGTCAAAATAATCGTACAAAAGGGAATAACAGAAACCTTTTAATAAGTGGCGAAAGCCACGAAGTAGGAAATGGCTTTAGTAACGCAACAGTCTTAGGTGCTTATGGAAAAGTAAAAAATCAAGCAGAAGTAGTTATTGGTGGTGGTATAGGAACTTCTGACGACGCTTTAGGGAATAATCAAACTTCTATTGTTCAGCTTGGCGGTTTAACTTCTGACGCTTCACGAACGGACTTATCAGTACACGGTGATGGTTCAAATTACATAACAGTACAAAATAATTCTATTTTAGGATTTGAAGTAAAAGTAATAGGACTTTGTTATGGTGGTGAAGAGGGGGCAGCAGGTGACTATAAATACATAGAAATAAAAGGTGCAGTTAAAATAAATAACAGTTATAATTTAACTTGGTCGCAAAGTTCTACTACAATAGCTAGTGTAGGTACGATAGGAACGGTACAAATGGCTGCTGTTAGTGATCCCTACATAACAGTAGAAGTAACAGGTTCAGAAGGCGTAAACATTGAGTGGTTTGCGAGTGTACAAATAACAGAAAATAAATTAAATAGTGTAACATTTTAAATTATGGCAGAAGAATTAAAATTTAATGTAAAGACTAACATAGATGACGCTGCAAAAGACGCAGAAAAGTTAGGCGACAATATAGAAAAAGCAAAAAAAGAAACTGAAGGTCTTGAAGATGCCACCAAAAAAGGAACAGGTGGGTTTAAGAAAATGGGTATGGCTGTTAAAGGTTTTGGTATGGCTTTGAAAGCAGCAGGAATAGGTCTTATTATTGCCCTATTTGTTACCTTAAAAGAAGCATTAAATAGAAATCAAAAGGTAATGAACGCAGTCAATACTATTATGACTACTGTTTCTACAACCTTTAATCAAGTAGTAGGAGTTTTAACAGATGTCGTAAAGTGGGTAACTGAAAGTAAAGATAGATTTGATGGATTAACGAAAGTTATAAGCGGATTAATGACAATAGCACTTACACCCCTTAAATTATCTTTTTATGCTATAAAGTTAGGAGTACAGAGTGCTATGCTAGCTTGGGAAGACAGCTTTTTAGGTGGTGGTGATGCAGATAAAATTGCAGAACTTAGAGAAGATATAGCAGATACAAAACAAGACATATTAGATGTAGGGTTGGCAGCTATCAAGGCAGGAAAAGATATTGGTGCTAATATAGGTGATGCTATTTCAGAGGTTGGTGCTATATACGAAAAAGCAGCAAAAGGAATTTCTGATATAAGTATTAAAGCAAACTATGAACAAGCAAAAGCAACTACTGAAGCAAAGAATGCAGCACTATTAGCAGCAGCAATTAATCAAGGAATAATAGAACAAAAAGATAAGGAAGCAGAATTACAAAGACAAATTCGTGATGACGAAAGCAAAACCTTTGCTCAAAGAATAGAAGCAAATAACGAACTTCTTACAATATTAGAAGAACAGGAAAAGTTAATGTTAGCAAATGCTAAAATAGTAGAAAATGCAGCAGCTTTAGCTTTAGCAGCAAATACAACTAATGTAGAACTTCAAGTAGCTTATCAAGAAGCATTAAATGAAACTGCTGCTATTGAAGCCCAAGTAGCAGGTTTTAAAAGTGAGCAAATGACTAATCAAGTCGGTTTAGAAAAAGAATTAGGAGAAGTAAAGAGTGAAATTCTTTTAGCAGGTCTTGCAGGAATAGAATTAGAATTATCAGAACTTGCAAGGGCATACGAACTAAAATTAGAAATGGCACGAAAGGCAGGAGAAGATACAGTCGCTATTACTGAACAATACGCAAAAGACCAAGCAGATATAGTAAAGAGTTACCTAGACATAGAATTAGCTTGGGCAGATATGACAGGAGAACAAAAATTACAATTCACTAAAGAAAGAGCAGGTAAAATGGCACAATTATTAGGTGAAGAAACAGAAGCAGGTAGGGCGTTTGCAATTATACAAACTACTATCGATACATATCAGTCAGCACAAGCAGCATTTAGTTCTATGGCTAAAATTCCTTATGTAGGTCCTATCTTGGGTGGTATAGCAGCAGCAGCAGCTATTGCTATGGGTTTGAAGAATATACAAATGATTAGAAGTGCTAGTACTTCAGGTGGCGGTGGTGGTAGTATGCCTTCAGCAGCACCCACAACACCAAGAACAGAAATAGCAAGTGGTGCTTTTACTTTAGAAGGTGGTACAGAACCAGAACCTGCAAGGGCTTATGTAGTATCTGACGACATTACAGACAGTCAAAACAAACTAGCCAATATTAGAAGAAGGGCTACAATTTAACGAAGTTACTAAAATCAAACAAACAATAAAAATATCTATTATATATTACACGAAAACTATATTATGTATAAAGAATACTTACAAAAATTAGAAAAGCTAAAATTAAAAAGCTATAAAATAAACTTATCTAAGATAGACGATATTGAAGAAAAAATTAGTCAGGGCTATTTAAGCGACTTTGTAGAAGAATATTTAGATGACGCTTCAGTTTTAATTACAAAAGCAAGAGATACAGTAAAATTTGATATGACTGACGCATACACAGAAGCAGAAGGTATGTTAAACGAACTTGAAGCAGATATTAAAGCGTTAGGTATAGACGCACCTGCCGAAGTAAAAACATTAAGAAAGAACTTAAACCATTTAGACAAAGAAATAGACAAATGGGAAAGCAAAGTAAGGTCTTTCGGATAAAATTATAATATGAAAAAGAAAACAAGGATTGTAGAATTAGTTATTTCAGACGATAGTCAAGAACTCACTATTGACGCTATTAGTTTAGTATCTTCTCCTGCTATTGAAGAAGATTTTGTATTTTTCGGAAAAGAAAAGAACAACTTAACTTTCGCAAAGATTGATGAAGAAAAAAGAATGTTAATCAGTCCTGCACTTATTCCTTTAAAACAAATCTATCGTTATGACGCTGCAACCGATTCAGACTACTATGTTTACTTCTCAAAAGAAACAGTAAGACAAGCGTCAGAACTTTACTTAAAATATAACAACCATCACAAAGCGACCTATGAACACCAAGACAGAGTTTCAGGAGTATTAACTATTGAAAGTTGGATAAAAGAAGGCGACAAAGATAAGTCATCTTATTACGGCTTTGACCTTCCGATAGGCACTTGGTTTGTTAAGATGAAAATAGAGAATGATGACCTGTGGCAAAAGGTGAAAAGCGGTGAACTTAAAGGAATTTCAATAGAAGGATATTTTATAGACCGTATGGAAACAATGGCAGAACAGAAACCTACTAATGAACAAATATTAAAAGCATTAAAAGAACTATTAAAATGAAAGAACAATTATTAAAACTTCAACAGGTCTTTGCAAAAGCAAGAGGCGAAAGAGTAGAATTAAAAGATATTAAAACTCTTGATAAATTAGTTTCACAAGTATATACTGTTTATGACGCAATGCCTGAAAGGCACGAAATAGAAGTGCCTATCATTAATGTAGAAGAATATCAAGATGATATTTATAGAGCGGAACAGGATTTGGAATCCGCAAAAGAAGTTGCTGAAGATGCCCAAAGGGAGGTTGATTTTTATGAAGAAGAAGCAAAAGGAATTTTACCTAGAATCAAAGAAGAAAAAAATAATGTAAAAGAAGCAAATCAAGAGATTAAATTAAGAACATCAGAAATCAAAACAGCTACTAAAGGTAAAGCTGATGCTACTAAAAAAGCAAGTGCAATTATAAAAACTGCAAATACGCTAGTTGATAAAGCAAAAAAATTGAATTCTTCTTTATCAAAAGGGATAAATGAATTTGAGAAAGCTGCTAAAGCACTTGGGGTTAATGTATCATCTAAAATTTCAGAATACAGTACAGCTTTAAAAGATATTGATGAAGTAGCTGGGTTCAAAGTACCAAATATCAAATAGACTAATAACTTTTCTATTATATAATAAGTAAGAATGCCTAAAAAGAAAAAGAAGAAAAAAAAATACAAAATTATGGATTTAAAAAAACAAATTTTACAAGCGTTAGGACTTGACAAAGAAATTAATCTTGAATACCAAGACAAATTAGCAGATGGAACTATTATCGTTTCTGAAGCAGACGAACTTGCAGCAGGAATTTCTATTTCTATCTTAACAGAAGACGGAACGACTATGCCCTTACCTGTTGGCGAATATGAAACAGAAGACGGTCAGGGTTTTTCAGTAGAAGAAGAAGGTATCGTCAAGGAACTTTACGAAAGTGAAGAAGAAGAAGTTGAAGAAGAAGTTGAAGAAGAAGTAGAAGCGTCTGAAGAAACTGAAAGACAACCTAAAAAAATCAAAGAAACAAAAGAAGTTGAATTTGATAAGGTAGCTTTTATTGACGAAGTAAAGTCTGTAGTAGATGAGTTAGTAGCTAAGACAGAAAAAGATATTGAAGAATTAAGGTCTGAACTTAACGACTTGAAAGAAGCTAACGGAAATCTTGAAACTGAAAAAGAAGAATTAAAATCAGAAGTTGAAAAACTTTCTAAAGAACCTGCAAGTCAGCCACTAACGACTAACAAGTTCAAGTCTGAAAGAAAAGAATTATCTACTAACGAATATAGAAAACTAAGTAGAAAAGAGAAGTATTGGTATAATATAAATAATAAAAATTAAATAAAATGGCATTAACAATCACGTCCAGCAGTTACGCTGGAAAACACGCAGGGCTTTATGTAAATGCAGCCCTTCGTACAGCGTCTTCACTAGATTATATGACTGTACGAGAAAATGTTAATTACAAAGAAGTAGTTAATAAAGTATCAGGTGCTGATTTGGTAAAAGACGCAGATTGCGGCTTTAATGAAAATTCAGCAACTCTTACACTAACTGAAAGCATTTTACTAGTAGAACCTTTCCAAATTAATATTGATGTTTGTAAAAGAAACATAAGTGCTTCAATGTTACAAGATTGGTCACACGACCAATCAGATGACTTTGTAGCTTTTTGTATGACTTATCTTTCAGACAGCATTGCTGATAGTGTAGAAAACTCTATATGGCAGGGTACAGGTGCAACAGGTCAATTTGCTAAATTAGCAACAGGTTCAATGACAGCTTCAAGTGCTTCAGCAGCTTATACAGCAGCTAACATTATTGCAAACTTAGGAACTATAGCAGCAGATATTCCAACAGCAGTTTACGGAAAAGATGACCTCTATATCTATATGAACAAAAAGACTTACAGATTTTACATAAGTGCAATTTCTGCTTTAAGTGCTTTTCCTTTCAATCATATGGGCGAATACACTCCAGAATTTGAAGGAATTAAAATCGCCGTTTGTGATGGTCTTGCAGACAACGAAATGTTTGCAGGTGAAAAATCTAACGTATTCTTCGGAACTTCACTAAATTCTGACTTAACAGAAATTAAAGTTCTTGATATGGAAAATCTAGATGGTTCAAATAATTTGAGAATGGTTGCAAAATGGACAGCAGGAGTACAAACAGGTGTTGCTTCTGACTTTACTTATCAATCTTAATAGTAACTTTTAAACTAAAATAAAATGGCTTGTGATTTAATAAAAGGATTTTCGATTGGATGCCGTGATGGAATAGGCGGCGTGAAAGCTATCTACTTAGGACAGTTTGAAGAAATTACTTTAACTGCTTCAGGTGGTGAAGTTACCGATATTGAAATGGGTACAGATACTTTGTTTAAATACACTTGTAAGCGTGGTGTAGCAAGTATTACAGAAACTATAAATGCTTCGTCTGAAGCAGGGACAGTTTTCTACACTCATTCTTGCAATTTGAAATTTAACAAACTAAGTAAAGAATATCAAAATGAGTTACGTATGTTAGCACAAAACCGACTTATAGTGTTTGCTGAATTAAACGAACTAAATAATGATGGGTACAATACTATTCTTTGTTTAGGTGGTACTAATGGTTTAGAACTAATGTCAGGTACAGGTGCTTCAGGAGTTGCTCTTGGAGATTTTAACGGATATGATTGGACACTAGAAGGTTCTGAAAATGAACCAATGACTGAAGTTACTAATGATGCTGGTGCAGGTTTAAGTAATTCAGCATTCACAATGGGTACAATAGTAACATCTTAAAAAACTTCTTAGTCTTAGGACTTTGTTTTCATAATTCTTGAAAGAGGGGTGCGTAATGCACCCTTTTTTCGTTAGAATACAAATATTTACAAAGCTTTTCTATTATATAGTAAGAAAGAGAATATGCTACACATTACATACGGTTCAACAGGTACTTTTTATGTAACGACAGAAGAAAAGCGAATAGATACTTCTGTGGTTACAAGTAAAATTCGGCTATTGTTTAAGTTTACAAACGACTTAGATAAAAGAATAGTCTATGCCTACGGACAAGGTTTAAGTCATAACGACAGTATAAGAACTTATCAAAGATATACAAGAGCAACAGTAGGACACAACACGACTGAAAACGTATTTACAGGTATGGTAAACTTCAAGCCATTTGGATATTGGAAATATGAAATCTATGAAGTTAGTTGGATAGGTACTGTCAATCTAGGAGAAGACAGAGCACCAATAACAGAAACAGATGTCTTACCTGTAAACGACAATAGCGGAGTAGTACAGGGTAAAGTAGAAACAGGAAAACTTTATGTAACAGAAACTGACGGTAGCGAACAAGTAACATACACACAACACCCTGAACCTTCAGGAACTAATTATATATGGACGAATTAAAGAACAAACTAAAAAATAAATTATGAGTTTAATAGACAACAACAACACACTATTAAGAGAAATGCTTGGTAAAGGCAAATGTGATGTAATAGCAACTACTGCTATGACAAGCAAGGACTATTACGCAGTACATTTTGTAACAGAAAGCGTTATAACTTCTATTGCTATTGCAGGTGCTACAACAGACACAGGTTCAGCTATTGCAAATCTTAATACAACTATACCTGCAGGAACGGTTATATATGGCAGAGTAACTGCTATAAATTTAGCTTCAGGTGTAGCAATATGTTATACTGAAACTGACGAAAAAGCTGCTGAATAGTGTTAGGACTTTCACACAAACTAGCAGTATCTAGCAAGAAAACTGCAGCAGCGGCAGCAGCAGCGGCAGAATTTACATTTACAGTAAACACAGCAAATGCAGGAGTAAGTACTTCTACTCAATTTCAACTGCCATTAGTTTCAAGTGGGGCAATATCTATGGATGTTGATTGGGGAGATAGCACTTCAGATACTATAACGACTTATAATCAAGCAGAAACTTTACATACTTACTCAGTAAGTGGAACTTATACTATTGCAATAACTAATGAAGTAAGAGGTTGGAAATTTGACGGAGCAGGAGATGATGAAAAAATATTAGATATTTCTAAGTGGGGAGAGTTTAACTTCACAAATAATAGGTCATTTCGTGCGTGTTCAATTCTAACTTGTTCTGCAACTGATATACCTACAATTTCAAGTGCCGATATTAGCTGGTCATTTAATAGTTGTTACGGTTTCAATGGAATTATGGATGGATGGAATGTTAGTAGTGTAACAAATATGATGGGATTATTTGGTAATATGCCTGTTTTTGACCAAGATTTAAGTTCTTGGGATATAGACCAAGTAACTAATTTTAATTACTTCTTAAGTAACAGTACATTATCTACTACTAATTATGACGCACTTCTCATATCTTGGGAAGCACAAGCTCCTAATAGTGGACTTAGCCCTAATTTTGGAAGTAGTACATATACTGGTGGGGGTACAGCGGCAACAGCAAGAGCAAGTTTAATTAGTACCTACGGATGGACAATCACAGATGGTGGAATAGCATAAAAATAAGATATGATTTTAACAAAGGAATATAGATTAGTTTGGGATAGTGAGATAATCCTTTATGGACAATTTTCACTTGACACACAAACAGAAACACTTAAAAACACTTATGAGTGTGATACACAAACTGAATTAGATAATAAAGTTATATCTTTAGGATTTGAAATACCTGAAGAAGAGATACCAGAATAAATGGCATCCTAAAATAAAATAATAATGGATAATAAAATAGAACTAAGCGTAGTAGAATTAGCTTCTCAGACAGCACCTGTTATAAGAGAAGCATACGGAAAAGATTGGATTGAATACGGTACTGAAGAATATCGTAACCTCTATCCTCAGTTCTTAATAGACCTTTACTACAACAGTTCTACACACGCTGCAATCGTAAATCAGACTGCGTCAATGATTGCAGGTTCAGGACTTCAAATAGAAGACGAAACTAACTTAGAAGCTTTAGTACGACTTAAAAAGTTTATGGCTCAAGCGAACTCAAAAGAAACCTTACAAGAAGTTATAACTAAGATAAGTTTTGACCTTAAACTTCAGGGTGCATACGCACTTAACGTAATTTGGTCAAAAGACCGTCAGTCTATAAGTGAAATTTGGCACGTAGGAGTAGAAAAGATTAGAGCAGGAATACCTAACGAAATGGGTGTAGTAGATACTTATTATGTTTCTGCTGATTGGTCTAATCATAGACAAAAAAATAACCGACCTACAGCTATACCTGCCTTTAATATGAAAGACAGAACCTCACCAAGTCAGATACTTTATTCAAGTCTTTATAGTCCTAGTATGCAAGTCTATGGAACGCCTGACTACTCAGGTTGTACTAATTGGTGTTTGACCGACCAATACGTCAGCGAGTTTCACTTGTCTAATATCAAGAACGGATTTGCGGGGAGTTTCTTTATAAATTTCAATAATGGAGTTCCGAGCCGTGAAGAAAGAATACAAGTAGAAAAACAGATAGCTAATAAGTTTTCAGGTGCTTCCAATAGTGGTAAGCTAGTCCTTAGTTTTTCAGACAGTAAAGACCGTGAACCTACTATAACACCTATAAGCGTTTCTAACGCAGACAAACAGTATTTAGCACTACAAGAACTTCTTACTCAAAACATCTTAACAGGACACCGTGTGGTTAGTCCTATGCTTTTTGGAATTAAAGGTGATGGTTCAGGGTTTGGAAATAATGCAGAAGAAATAAGCACCTCTTATGAACTATATCTTAATACAGTAGTCAAGCCATTCCAAGCGAACATCTTAAAGACTTTATCTAAAATCTTTGAAGTAAATCAAATGAACCTACCTGTATCTATCAAGCAGTTTACACCTATTTCTACTAAGTTTGATAACGATACCCTTAAAGAAGTTATGACACAGGAAGAACTAAGGTCAGAACTTGGATTAGATGCTTTACCAGATGATGAAGAAACGGTTAATGAAGAATTTAGTCAAGAAAAAACAGAACTTGATAACTTCATAGAACAATACGGAGAAGACGAACCTGAAGACTACGACTTAATAGACGAAGAAATAGTAGAATTTGAAGAAGAAGAATTTGATTTTGAAAAAGAACTAAATGCAAAGCATAAAGTAAGATTTGCTTCAACAGGTAAGGCAATACCTAACGCAAGGTCTAAGCAAGACGGAATAGATAAAGAATATAACTTATACAAAGTAAGATACGAATATATAGAAGACGGATTTTTAACAAGGAAGTCAGGTAAGTCTAGGAAGTTTTGTAAGAAAATGATGTCTGCTAAAAAGATATACCGAAAAGAAGATATATTAAAAATGAATACTACGCCTGTAAATAAAGGTTGGGGTAAAGGTGGTGCTAATACTTATAATATCTTTTATTTTAAAGGTGGCGGCAACTGCCATCATTATTGGTTAAGGAAAATCTACTTCTTTCAATTAGGAGTAGCAACAGGCAACAAACTAAAAGACGCTACTTCAATAGTAGGTATAACAAAAGCAAGAAACAAAGGATTTTATCCTAAAGCAAATGACGCAAGAGTTTCAAAACCACCGAAGAGAATGGCTAATAAAGGATTTATAAAATAAAATTATGGCATACGTATTATTTATATCAGAAAATAAGCTGAAAGACAGTACGGCTATAAACGGTAATGTCGATATGGAAACATTATTACCGTATATTCGTTTGTCGCAAAAAAAGCAAATTGAAACTAAGTTAGGCACAGACCTTTACGATAAACTTCAAGCCGATATAACAGCAGGTACTTTAACAGGTGCTTATCAAACTTTAGTTGATGATTTTATTGGTGATAGTTTGGTGCAGTGGGCTTTTTATGAAAGTATTCCTTTTCTAAGGTTCAAAGTATCTAACGGAAATATATACTCAAAGACTTCAGAAACAGGAACTGCTTTAACCACAGAAGAAGCACAACACCTAAGAGAAGAAATTAGAAATACAGCAGAATATTTCGACCAACGAATGATAAGTTACCTAAGAAATAATTCTTCAAGTTTTCCTGAATATTCTACTTCAAGTGGTGCAGATGTAACACCTGATACAGACGCATACTATTCAGGAATGAATTTAGAAATAGACGACAAAAGAGGATTAACACTAGACGACTTCCTAACGCCTGATTTGAGTTGAAGAAATATTATAAGGTAAAACCAAAAAACGAAATTGCATTAAAAAACTACTTAAATGTAGATAAAAAAAAGAAGAATGATGAAAGACACAGTACAAATAATAGCGGCAAATGTAAGTGCCATAGGAATATCACTTGCAAATGTAAATGAATTACTAACTCTTATTAGTTTAAGTTTGGCTATCTGTTACACGATTTGGAAATACACAAAAGATAAGTAATCGACAGGTTCAGAAATATAACTATAAAGCATTTTCAATTAAGCGAATTTGATTGTAATTGTGGCGAGTGTTCTCATAAAGGCGAAAATATGGATATTGACTTTATGATTAAATTAGATAGGGCAAGAGAAACATCAGGAATACCTTTTAAAA